AAGTTTAATACCTGTTCCACCGAACATGGATGAACCACTGAATGTATTTTGGCCTGGCAAAGCACCACGAGCAGTACCATACTTGAAGTCTAGATAGAAGATTAGACCAGATGGTAGATTCATTGGTTGTACTGAAACGAATTCCTTAGCGGAGATTTCAGCGAATACACGACGAACGAGTGGGAGAGCTACGCCTGCCCATTGTTCACTGTTAGCAGAAGTACCAGTGGCGGTAGCTTCGTTTAACAATTGTTGTGCTTGGTTTTCAAGCAAGATGGACATGTGTGCTTTATCAACACCGTTTAGTCCTTCAAGAAGACCAGTCTTGTCCCATTTGCTTTGCAATCCACGGGTTTCAGTCATCAACTTAGCCTGTGGATTCATATTGTTTGTCAATAATGATTTAATATCACTCATATTTTGAATTTATTTTATAGTTAGTTTTTACTCACCTTACTTTTACTTCTTAATTCCGGCGAGTTTTTGGAATCTTAAAGCCATCACGTTGCTGTTTTCTACAATCAATTCCTTTTTAGGAGCTGTTGATGCAACTGGTTTACTTGCCAAACCTTCGGTGATTGTTTTCGCAGTTGTATTAGTTTTCTTGACAACTGATCCACCTAAACTATATGATTCGGACAAAATTGTATAACTCAACTTGACTTCACGGATGGACTTAGCCAAGTCGAATGTTTCCACAACCTTAAGTTTTTGCTTTTGGTCGAGGTTAAAGGTATTAAATAGTTTATTTGTATATAGCAATTTAGCATTCAACAAATTAACTTCGTTTAGTTGATCACGTAGATATTGAACAGTAGACATAGCTTCGTTCAATTCAGATTGAAGAGATTCGGTAACCTTTTCATCTTCAATCTTTTCGTCAACTGGTTCTTCGTCTTCGTCTTCTTCTTCACCTTCAGTGATTTCTTCACCGGCGGATTCATCATCATTCAAGGAATCAAGAAGTTCTTGTAAATCAACCATTTCATCTTCTCCTGTGTCTTCAGCAACTGGAGCAGGTGCTACTGGAGCAGACGCTTGAGCCATTGGGTCAAATGGAGCAGGTGCTTGAGCCATTGGATCAACTGGAGCAGGTGCTACTGGAGCAGGTGCTTGAGCCATTGGATCAACTGGAGCAGGTGCTACAGGAACATTTGGATCAACTTGACCGGCTTCATCCAATTCACCTTCTAATTCTGCGAGAATTTCATTTAATTCATCATCAGATATTTGCATTCTTTCATCCATTGCATCATCTGATGCGGACATTTCCATTGGCATTGTTTCAGATGATTCATCTGAACCATATTCACCGTCAGAAATTTCGTTTTTTAATTTTTCAGCTAACATAGCTTCTAACTTTGGTTGGAATGCTTCTTCCAACGCTGCTTTTGCGTTTGCGAGTGCTGTAGCACGTACAGCTTTAGCGTCAGCAATAGCTTCTTTTAATAGATTTGACATATTTGTTTTTCCTTATTTAGGTGAAGTTATTTAGAATACATGAACTTCAATGAAGATTATTAAATTATATGTTGCGACAAAGGAAATGTCGTATTACTGTTAAATAAATATAAATAAAAAAATGAAAGTATTAAAAATTATTGATATTTATACTATTATGCCATATAAAATTGTAGGAAAATGTATCTTTAATACAGATACTGGTAAAAAAATGGGATGTACTAAAGGTAGTGTTAAACGATATTTAGCAGCATTACATGCAAATATACCAGATTCAAAAAAGAATGAAATACGAACAAAATTGAAAGAAATCTTTCGTAAATCATTTGCAAATACCATTAATGAAACATCGGAACTTAATAAAAAGAATGTTAAGTTTAGAGATGAATTAAATAAAAATCAAGGACTTGATTTTAAACCATTTGAAGTTGCAAAGATTGCAGAAATAACTGGACCTGTAAATAATAAAAATGCAGGATCTGGCATGGAATTAAGTTTTGATAAAGAATTCAACGAAAATACAATTAAATTTGTCATTAAAAAATTGACAAATGAAGAAGATGATACCAAGAATTCTTTTAAATACGGCGTATGGTATACACCCTATGAAAATGAAGATGATTTTGATAAACCTTCTGCCGAAGTTCGTTATAAATTATCTGATCCAATTACAAATGATACTGGAGAAGGTGAAATTAAAAATGAATTGTATAGTTTCATAAAAGACGCAATCAAAATCAATAATTAATTATGACACATTTAAAATCATTCATTACAAAAGAAAACGAAGAAAAAGAATACAAGATAAATGATATTGATCACCCAAATGGTTGGGATTGGAAAGAAATAGACATGTTATATGGAATGGGATTTGAACCAGAAGGTGATGCTAGAATGATTTTAAAAGTAAAAAATCAAAGGCACATGGACGATTATACTTTCAAAGTATATAAAACAGATGATGATTATGTTTTATTAATCAATGAGTTAAAACATTTGTTTAAAACATTCAACGATATGTTAAACAAAATAGATGAACTTGGTTCAGTAGAAACTTAAAAAATAAACCCCACTGTAAAAAGTGGGGTTTTTCGTTTCTATTTAGAATATTTCAATGGTTCTTAATTTCAAAATACTTTTCAAGAATATTTCCCATATCTTCATACAAACTTACCATTTCAGAATTTTGTTGTTGACATTTAACCGCATTCTTTTTAAATGCTTCAGACATCCTTTTTAAATCTTTGAAATGACGAATTGCTGTATTTTCTTGCATCCAATCGCCAGATTCATTTAATGCATATGTTTCTGCATATTGTGATATCTTATCAATGTTTTCAGCAATTTTCATCAATTGATGATATTCATAAAGAACTTTACCATATTCATTATAATTGTTTACCAATTCATAAAGAGCTTTCTTTTCTTCTTTGGTGAGTGTCTTTACTGGTATGGGTGTTTCCGCAACACCTTGTGGTTGTTGTGGTGCAGATCGTTGTTGTTTAATACCCAAAGTTTCTGCTATTTCAGCTAATTTAATCATATAATATAATTATTTAATTTCTCCTAAAATGTCACGAATTAAATCTTCTACTTTTTCCCATTTATTAGTTAATGGATTTTTTACAATTCCTTCTTGTAAAGATTGTTCTCCAGATGGAAACATAAATGCACCTTTAGTTGACGGATTACTAACAAAATCAAATGCAATTAATTCAAAATCATCTTGCACTTCATCAGTACCTTCGTGTACATTCTTTTTAACACTTCCCATTCCTCTGGAACTAATACCCAATTTAATGCCACAATTGAGTAGTTCTTTTAAAATATTACCACTTGGAGTAGTTAAAATTTCAACTTCACCCATTAAATCATTGCCACTCCAATACATTCTTTTAACATTGTGACTTACATTTTTTAAATTCACAACGCTACTGTCTGGATGATCCAATTCACCAAGTGCTCTTCGTTCTCTTATGAAATTTTCATCATATTTTTGAGCTTCTCTTTCTAAAAGTTCTTTACCATAAACTCTACCGTTGAAATTTTTAGCTTCAGCTCTTTGTAGAACACCTTGTACAGTAAATGGTCCGCCTTTAGCCATTGCTTCTGTGAGCACCGATTTATCTACATCAAATGTTATGAAATCTACTAATAATTTTTTATTCATATTTATTATACTCCTTTTGTTGCAGCGTTTGTTGGTACAACAGGCGCAACTGGTGCTGCAGGAGCTTGTTGTTGTTTCTTTTTAACAGAAGGTGTAACAACTGCATTACCTAAAATTTTAATTTGATATGGTGCTTTAATAAAGTATTCACTTTCTTTTTGTTTACCTTGTTCTCTACCTTTTACTATGATGACATATTTTTCATAATAAAAATCAATGCTTACACCAGAAACATTAACAATATAATCTTTTTCTGGTTGTCCATATCCTTTTGATGCTCTCAATTGTACTTGTTTATTTCCAATTTTGCTCAGTATTTTATTTTGAAAACTGGACTTGTTTTGTAAAGTGGATTGTGATACTTTGCTTTCAAAATCACTCAAATCAAGTTTGGCATCATATAAATTTGGATCTTGTTGTCCTTGTTCACCACCTTGTTGTGAAGATTGTGCGTTTGGATCAGCAGCTTCATTTACTGGTTTTGCAAGAGTATATCCAAGAACAGTAGCTACATCTGGTCTGCCTTTTTTATTCTTGGAAACCCAAGTTGGAACTCTAGGTACACCAGCAGATCCTTCTCCACTACCCGCAGCAGAAGATGTAGTAATTTCATCTATTACTTGTTTAATTAATTCTTTGATCTTTTGTTTCAAAGATCCATCCGATTTAATAATTTCTTTTGTTTTGTTCATATTAAAGTTGATTCTTAATTTCTTTTATCAATTCATATGACAACAATAAAACCATAACTTGATTATCTTTAACAAGATTAAATTTATTAACATTATCAAGTTGTTTTACGGTTTCATTAATCTTAATCTTGATAACATCATCAGAAATTTTAGATGTTAATTCAGATAATTGTTTCTTGACATTTGTTACTTCAGAATCAATTAATTTCTTCAAAGAATTTGTATTGCTTATACTATTAATATATTCTTTTAATAGATTTTTTTGACTTGAATCCAAATCTTTATACTTTTCATTCAATGATTCAATCAATATTTTATAACTCAAAAGACGAACTTCTTCATTTTGTTGTTTGTAAACACTGATTAATTCATCTTCTGTTTCTTTATTTACTTTTCTGGTACCACATAAATTTTCAACTATGCTGGTTCTAGAAGAAACAATTTCTTTTACATCAAACTTTGAATTTTTATCGGTATGATTTTCAAAAATTTTGTAAATTGAAGCTAATACTTTATAATTTTTAATACTAGATTTAAATAAATCATTGATTGGATAAACATCTTTAATTTCTTTGATTAAATTATATTTTTCGGATGTTAATGATTTTTGATTTAATTTATCTCTTTGTTTTAATACAATTTCAATATACTTTTCCGCTTGTGTTTCGTCTTTAGCGACTTCATTAACCAAAAAGTTATACAGTTGTAGCTCTTTGCCTAATTCTTTATTTTCGGAAAAATATTTAAATAGAATGTTCTTGGCAAAAGATTCGTCTTTCCCCGATAAAATATCTGAAGTCACTTGTCGAGTGAGCAATTCAAACAATATTCCTGTATTTCTAAACTTTGAATGCTTAGCTTTGTGCATATAATTTAATATTCGTTATTTTATAAATATATTAGATTTATAGTAAAAATCATTTTTAATATACTATTTACAATCATTATTCAATAATGTTTTTTTCGTCTAACAATGATAGACTTTTTGTTTCGTGTAATAATTCCGATTTAATTTGAGAAGTAGGTTTTAAAAAGTCACTTAATCCTTCCAAACTCAATACCGATTTAGACTTAGATCCTTGTCTTAATGGATCTGTTTGTGATTTTGATACATTTTCTTTGCTTCCTAATGGATCATATCCAAATGTATTATCTTTTCTCTTTTTATGTGAACCTTTTTGTGAAGGTCTTTTATATGATCTAAATGATTTTTCTGTAAGCGCAGGAGCTTCTCCACCACCAGCGTCTGGTGCAGCACCACCAGCTTCTCCGCCACCAGCGTCTGGCGCAGCGCCACCAGCTTCTCCACCTGCATCGGGTTCACTTCCCATTTCACCACCATCTGATTCTTCGCTATCTTCTTCTGATTTGATTTTATTGAATGGTTTGGCTGGATCAATACCTTCTTCTTCGATTTGTTTAAATCTATAAGATTGTTTTGCATCTTCTACTAAATCGTTCTTTTGTACATCAGAATCTTCCTCGGAAATCTTAAATACATTTTCGTATATCCACTTCTTACTAAATAATTTGGTTTCCATCATATCTTTAGAAAGATTCACTTTATCTTGCCAAATACCAATCTTTTCTTTTTCAAAAATTACAGATGGATTTGTCAATTCTAATGTAAAATCAACCAATGATGAATCTTTATAACCTTGTGAATATAAATGCACCATTGCAATCTTATTCAATTCACTAATCAAAATTCTTTGTACTCTATTAACTGTCTTAGCAAATCTTATGTCTTCACTTGCAAGTGTTGCTTTACCACTTAAATCTTCTTCGTAACCCAAAAATGCCTTGGGAATCTTTAATGCGGCTAACATCTTATTACGAAGATATTCAATGTCGTCAATACCATTGAATTCCATACCACTCAATGGTTCAATGCTAGTACCACTATCACTACCACGAACTGGTAGATAAAAGTCTTCTACCATGTTTTGTAGATTAAATCTTAAATTATAATCCCCAGTTCTTTCATCAATATATGGAACTTTTTTCATCTTATCCATCAACTTTTGCATATATTGATCCACTTCACCCGGCGGAATATTACCAACATCAACCTTGAAAATTCTCTTTTCTGGAGCACGCATTACACGATGAATTAACATTGCGTCTTCCATCAATGATAATTGTTTCCATACTCTTCTACCACCTTCAATAATACTCTTACCATATGGAATAAAATTACTGTCACTTAACATTCTGAAATGCGCAATTTGATAATTTTCCAATTCTTCCAATCTTCCACCTTCTGGCAAATTGATTTGGAACTTAACATAGTTCTTGTTTGTCAAATCACTATTTTCTACACGGGTAACATTATATGCACTAATAGGTTCTACCATGTATACGCCATATTCTGGACTAATATACATTTTTAAATAGAAATCACCGTACTTTACAAGATTTCTAGTCCAACTCCACATATTAAATTCAATATTAAGAATGTCATAAAACAAATTATAAAGAATTTGTTTGATGTTATCATTACTTGAATGAATTATAAGAATTTCACCCAATTCATTTTTGGTAACACATTCATCCGCATAAATATCCAACGCAGATGATATAATCGGGTCCATGTCCATTGTGTCATAATCACGGAATAATTCAATACGAGCAGCTTGATAACTTAATGTAAAGTCTCTACTATATTGATTATATGAAGATGTTCTAACTCTGTTAAAACGATCTCTAAGTGTATTACGGTCAGTAGCATACATTACTTCATCTGTATCTACCACCTTTAACTTCTTGCCACCAACATTACGAATTACCGCATCGGTTGAAAAAAGTCTCTTTAACTTTGAATATAAAGATCTTTGTTTTAAAATTTGAAATTCTTCGTTTGCCATAGTTTTATATATATAAATATGTTACAATAACCAAGTTAGGTCTTCTTTTTTATCTGTAGTTTTTCCTGTTGTCATTTGCCATGCTTCTTGACTACTAACAGTTTGAGATTTATAAACATTTTGAGATCCACCAATTCTTGTAATACCACCCAACATTGATCTATTTAATTCCATACTTTGTTGTCTTAGTTTTAATGCAGTATCTCTTACCCATAAACCAATACTCATTGCCATTACCAAATCATCATTATAACCTTTCATCGCTGCTACTTTATTACCGTCCCAGATAAACACTGACAATTCATCCATAAATCTAATAGATCTTACGTCCACTGATCTTTCTCTAAAATAAGTTTCTAACTTTGATATCAATAATGGTCTAGTCTTTTGACTATTAGTAAATCCAGGAATCATCTTTTTTTCATCTCTGTTAATTTTATTAGTCAATTGTCGCTCAACATCTACATATTGTAAGTCTGCACTACTATAGAACGTATTTGGATATTGTCTAATAAAATTAACAGAGA